GTACTTCGTCAACAATAATAGTGCTTACACCTTCTAGGAATTCTGCTAACGACAATACTGCCGCGCCATCCTTATGCTTCTTGTCGAGTATATTCAAACTCTGCCAAGTGCAAATAGTGTGAGTCTTACCTAACTGCTTTCTGTCGCCGAAATAAACCCCTACGTCTAATCCACAATTAATATAGTCTTCTTCTGTTTGCTCTACTAAGGACTTATTAGGTACAATTACAATACTACGCCCATACGGTTCACTTATGTGTGATAACGTAGCAGTTGTAATCGTTTTGCCTGCGCCTGTTGCAATCTGTTGTAGACTTTGTGGGTTAGAAATAAAGTTGTTGATTGCTTCAACTTGGTAATCTCGCAGAATAATTTCTTCACCTTCTGCAGGGTGTCCTTCCGGCCAGCATACACCTTGGTCTGCCCAATAGCGTTCACTTACCGGATTAAAATCTAATTGGATTGGATGCCTGTTATCTTGTATGTCAACTATTTCAACATTGTATTTTGCAAGTACTTGACTAATAGTATCAAGGTGATTTACGTAACCTGTACCACCTAAACCAAAGAATGCAACTTTTCCGTCCCAGCGTCCTAGTTTATACTGCGGCATATAACGTGCATACGGAACTTCAAACTTTAGTGCATTACTAAGTTTGCGACGAATGTCTACATCAAGACCTTCTAGTTTGATGTTTACTTCATCTTCAATTATTAGTTTACATGTACTCATATTTTTTGTATTGATCCTGGCAAAATATTATTCCTGTAAGATCCCATTTGCGATTCTACTTCGTCATAATGAATAACTAAATCTCTAATAAAGTAAGGATCTAGTCTAGGATTTCTAACACTTTCTAAAAGCAGTACTGATTCTGGTTGCCAGTCTGATTCAAAAAGTGGTTTAGGAAACTTTTTACTACTACTAATATACACTACTTCTGTGTCTTTGTCTAGTTTATTATTAAGATTATTTGTTTTAATATAGTCGTTAAAGTTTTCATCTGTCTTATTATCTAATCTAAACATAGTGCTAATTTTATCTCTTCGTACAAATCCCTTAAAACTTTGATATGTGTAAGAAAGAAAATCTAAAGGATTATTTTCAGGAATAACAATTAGTAATGGAAATCTTTTTAATTCAACTATTGACGATATAACAGCATCTAACGACCATTCGTTTTTTGAAATGAATACACTAGGCTCTGTTCTATTAATAATACGTTGTGTTAGTACAGATGTTTGATTAATATAGTCATGTATTTCGTCAAAATGATCTAAACCATATAGTAAACTTCTATCTTTATATAAGTGTACATTATTAACTGTCAGTTCACCTAAATGATCTGTTACCGCTTTATTCAAAGATTCTGGTGTATTTTTTAATTCAAAGTTATATACTCCTGGAACATATTTTTCCTTATTATCTAAGATATCATTTACTTGTTCTGTATAATCTAAAAGTTCTTTGTCTATATCATAGTTCTTGTTTTTAAATGTAGTTACAATATCATAGACAGCATTTTCTGTAATTTTAAAGTAATGAATATGCGATCCTTTTTCATGATAATAACCTTTTCGATGCAAGTGTGCAAGTTTTTCAATCATTAAAATTACTTTTTTGCTAAAAGGAAATCTAATAGCAATATGTGAATTTTTAGCAAGTTCATTATCTGGTTTCGGCTTACGTCTGCCCATTTGCGATGTAAACAAAGGCCTATTTGTTTTAGGTTCGTCTACAATTTTAATCCATTGTGATCTATCAACATTACGTAGCGGAGTACGTGTAACTTGCATGTTTAAAACTTGCTGTAAATTTGTATAACCTAAATCAGTAAACTGATCACTATAGTAATTTAACTTTAAGCAAACAACATCAAGTTGCCTGTCTGTAAAAGCCTTACCTCTAAAAACTTGTCGTGCAATACTATACATAATTGTACAGTCAGCGTTATCTATTTTTATCTTATGATTACTTTGTAGTCCTGCAAGAACTTCAAGATAATCTTCAACTGTTTCTAACTTCATGCTTACATTATACTATATTATAACTTAGAAGTCAAGTGTTTAAGTGGGATTCCTTTAGAAATTTCTTCTACTGTGTATTCAGTATGTGCGTAGTCGTTGAGCCATTGTGTTCTATCACCGTATAAAGGATTCTCAATGTTACGTAGATTTTGTTCTGCAACATCAAATGCAAGACTACTTGGACCTGTGAATGCCGGTACACCGTTAATTATACTATGTATACCAGGGTTACTTGACCAACTAACTGTGGCCCATATGTTATTAAATTGCATGTCAAAATCATCATATGACCCTTTAATTTGTAAGGGTTCTTGTCTTTTTACGTCTTTAAATTCGTGTTCAATGGCAGGTAATGGACAGCGTGGGTGTGGTCTAAATATAATAGGACGTTTTGTTTGGGCTCTAATAGTCTGTATTGTATCCATAACCCACTGACTCATTGGTTGCATGCCTTCCCATTGTAAACTTTTTTCGTGTTGGCCTGCTATTAAGATGTATTCACCATCATATTTCCAAGGTTTTAATTTAAGTCCTAGTTCATTAGCACGAGCATTATCGTTGCCACTAGGACCAAAATAAGCATCTCGGTTGATCCCATTAAGTCCTACTTTCCATGTTGTTCCTCTTTTTATACCACCAACTTCTAATACTATTGTTGGTTTTTTCTGCTCCCAAATCCTTTGATTTGGAGCCATTCTGCCGTTCCATAGTACACTCCAAATAACATTAACATCGGCGTCATTATCATTATATACAACAGTATGCTTACGGTCCAAAAGACTCCGCTCAAAAGCAGAAAAAATAGGCTTGCTATTAAGTGCGCCATGATCAGTCCAAAGACTAAATTTCATTCCAGTATGCTTCTTTCCGATGGCTCATTAAGTCTTTACGCTTACTATGACCGTCGTGTTTACGACCACCTTTCATGTGATCAATCCATCTACCTAATTCAGTATTAATTAATGGATGTCCGCCACCGCCTGTCTTGGCAGTCTTGACATAAATTGTTGCACTATAATCTAGTACTCTTGGATTATAATTTTTATGTTTGTTCAGTATATCTCCAAATACATAACTGTCGTGCCATTCAGCAAGTTTAAATATACCATTAGGTCCTTCAGCATCTTCGTATGCTTCTTCAAAGTCTGCTAGGAACTTACGACATTGTTTGTCAGTTAGGTTAAGTCCATAGAAGCCACACTCGGGCCATGTTTGCGATCCTTGACCTCTACCAACATATGTTAACCAACTTTCTTTAGGCAATAGGTTACTAAACTGATCGTAACTCCAATCACTATGAACAAATGTATCTCCGTCAACCCATACTACCCAGTCACTACCTTCTTCTTCACATGCATCAAATACAGCATATACTTTGTTAGCAAATCTAACTGCGTCCCATTTAAATTCTTTATGATGATCTCTTGGACGTTTTTCTGGCCAAGGACATTTGCCATTTGCTTTAGGCACATTAGCCCAACGCTCTTTAAATGCATTTAGTTTTGTTAAAACAAACTTAGCATCTAATACTTCTACGTTAGTACCATTTGTTTGTGGTTCACAGTCTTCTGCGTATACTATTAATTTAATTTTTGGATCTACACGCTCTTGCCAACTATCTATTAATCTCTGACCGTATGTCAACATACCTTCTGCATGAAATGTTGTTACTGCTGTAATTTTCATATTATTCCTTTACTGCCCATCTACGCATATGACGCCAGGCTTCCCCTGTTGCTAATTCGTCTAATGTCCAATGGCACTGTGCTAATTTATGTAACCACGGATCTCTATCAAACATTTGTGGATTTTCAATTGCCTCGAAGTTAGTATGAACTACTCCTTTGGCTTGACTTCTTTCTGCATCCAATTGTATAGTCGGTATGCCTTCAATAGCACTTACTATAGCAGGACTACTATTATAATTAATTACGCATTTAGCAAGTGCAAAGTCTTGCATAATATTTTCATTTGAACTTATACGTATCTTAGAAATCTTATAACGTGCTAAATTCCTTACATGATCTCTTTGTTTCTTATCACCTGGATGAAATCTAATAATAATCTGCCTATCAGTATGATGCCTAATTTCATTTATTGTTTTTACTAACCAAGGAACAACATCTTGTTTGTCCATACTCCAGCCGCCATCACGCTGACAACAAATCAAAACAGTAGGTCCGTTGTCAAGATTCCAAGGTTTCACTCTTATTCCTAGTTGAGTTTGTAACTTCCTCCAACGTGCAGGATCAGGACTATCATAACAATATTCTCCAGTAGTAGGAAAAATACCATCATAACTATATCGTAAATAACCGTGTTTGTTTCCTTTATCATATGCTAAAAACAAGTTAGCATCAACAATCATACAACGCTTGCCTCTATTAACTTGGTTATCAAATACACCTTTACGTAAACGTAAGTGTCTACTATTTTTACTATTAGCATGTACAAAGCCTTGTATAACACCAACATCAGTATTCATAGGATGCCACCCTGTAACAACTGCACCTTTATCTCCACATGCATTTACACCTTTAATAAAGTTATGAATAATTTTAGGTTTTTCAGGATTTGAATTACCTGGTGGAATGCCCATTAAGTATGATGCAACTGATAACTGACTCATCGTATGTCCCACTTTTCTATTGTTTCTAAAGCAGTACCGTTTGACATTTCTTCAACTCTAAATTGACAGTAGGCTAACCAATGTTGCCATTTACGAACTGTATAATCATCTTCGTAACGTGGAGACTCAATCTTAGTAAAGTCTTTTTCACACAACATATCTGCCGCACCTGGTGCTGATGTAAATGCAGGGACACCATATCCTACTGCTTCTGTTGCCGCAATACTATTATAAGTTACTACAGCAAAAATATTATCTTCGTCTAACTGATTATATAAACTACCGTCACCGATACGTTCTCTACGCAATCCTTTATCTCTAATTATAATAGGACGATCTGTATTTTCTTTTAGTGTTTGTACAGTTTCATTAACCCAGTCATCTCTTTTAATTCCATAAAACTTACATGGTTTTTCGCTAGGTGTAACAACTAGTATTGCTTTGCCATCTCTTTTCCAGCCTGGAAAATTAATGTTCATTGTCTTACTATCGTAATCTAATTTTTTCCAACGGTCGTCTGGTACTTCAACAAAGTGACTATGTTGCATACCATTTAATACTACACGGTGATATATTTTACGTTTTTGTCTATTACCTAAGTAACCTGTGTCAATATAAAAATAATCACGTCCTGTCTTTTCACATTCAGCAACAGTTTTACGACCAGTCATACCTCTAAATGCTACTGGTCTATCTACAGGCCAGTTACGTAATTGTTTCCATCCATCTAACCAGTGTGCTTTTGTTCCTTGTTGCCAACATAATACTATGCCGTCGTGTGGATCAATCGCTAAATGATTAACTACACTTCCATCATTGATTTTAGTTCTTTCTTCCATAATTCATGAAACTCGCAGTTCCTGTAATTTTCGAACCACGGTCCTCCTTCTGTATAATGTATTAATTTTGGTTTTTCGATATCGTCATAAACTCCAACTAGATAATTCCAAGTATGATCTAGTTCACCGACTTCTTCGTCCTTCAACCAACTAAAGCGATGCAAGTACGCACCGTTTATTTCTGGACTGTTTACTAAGTCTTGTGTAAGGTTAGCATTGCTAGGATGTCCGCAGTTAAACAACATTACACTTGACCAGTTCTTGCGTGGATAGATAGTTTGCTTCTGTCCATCCATTTTAAATTCTTCTTTAACTTTGTAATCATGTTGTACACACATTACAGCATACTTGTCATCTGCTTGATCAAACAATTCTTTGATATCTGTTGTGAGTATCATATCACAATCCATAAACACTGCCCAACCTTTAAAGTTAGTAAGTTCAGGTATAAGGAAACGGGTGAATGTAAATTCTGTTGAGGCTAGTTTATCAATAGGCCTATTATACCAGCCTGCTTCTCTTAATTCTTGTTGTTTTAATGGTCGTACATCTGCATCTGGTTGTTTAGTTAAGATACTATGCTTGCAAACTTGATAGGCAATATCTTCTCTTGTGTCATAGCCTACAAATACTTTCATGTGCTTGTTCCTCCCCTTAGTGTTTGTTTCAATTCATTTTCTTCTACACAAACTACTGCTTCAATCTTCTTTACTGTTTTATACTCTAAAACTAATTTTTGTATTAGTCCTGGATAAACTTTTGGATCGATTATATCTGCTTCACATAATTCTTTTGATGCATATGTTGGTTCAGTAAAGACATACATATCTCTACCTCCGTCAATATCTTGCATAGTCATTGCAAATACTACAATTATTAACCAATTCATTAATCTCTCCGTTCTATATCTTCTTCAATACATTCACTACCCCATTGTAGTTCGAGAATGTGGGCATTTTCTGTTCCTGGATTAGAAGGCTTATGCCAAACTTCTTTATCTATTTCATATGGCATACCATGAGGTACTAGTAGTTTTGAGTCAGATATACTGTTCCATTCTGTATCCATTTGTACTTTACCTTCTAGCATAATCCATTGCTCTGAACGTTTAAAATGTTTTTGATCGCTTAAACTTTTTCCAGGATAAATTACAAGTTCTTTTACTTTATATCCTTGTTCAGGTTTATGATCTAAAACTCTCCAATACCCCCATTGGCGTTCTGTCTTTTGCGTTTTCCATTCGTCAAGTATCCAACTACTTGAATTCATTTTGTTTTCACCGCCGACACCAAATACAAAATCGACATATGGCATACTACCGTATGTACTCATTTCTGGAATGTTTGCATTTGTTCTATCACCACCATTAGCAAATATAACTTTAATATTACCATGTGTTGCTAGTGTTTTGTAAATTGCTCCACATGCACTATCATCACTATCGTCAAAACTTATAACCGTATCTACAATTTTTAATTCTTGTAGGATTGCAAGCCTATCTTTAAATGGCATAAAAGGTCTACCTTTTTTGCGTGTAAGCCATTCGTCACTATTTAATCCAACAATAAGTTTATCACCTAGTTTCTTTGCTTCTTTGAAATACTCAATATGTCCTGAGTGTAAAGGGTCAAACCCACCTGTTACTAATACTACGTCCATGTAGATATTTATGTACGCAGTTAATCGGTAAATAATAATATGGCACAAATCAAAAGTTTATACACAGGTAGTAAGCATACTGTTATTAGTTTTAGTGGTATAGGAAATACACTACAAGGCACAAACTTAGAATTTTATAATTTAAAAAATCACGGTTATAATGTTATATGGGTTCTTGATGAAACAAGAAGTTGGTTTAATAATATTGATCATAAAGAAATTATTAAGCATATAAAAACTGATAAAGTTTATACTATTGGTAATAGTATGGGTGCATTCAATGCAACAATTTTTAGTTTATTACATAACGTTGACAAAGTACTAGGATTTGCTCCACAGTACAGTATTGATCCTATAATTGTTCCTTGGGAGAAGCGTTGGCATAGGTATAGGAAAGATATTAAAAAATATAAACATCAGCATCTAAAATTTGTACCATGGACAGATTACACATTTATTACTGGACATAAGGGCTCTGAAACAAAACATATGGATCTAATTCCTAATGATAACAACATTAATAAGTTAGTTACACACGGCAGTCATAGCGTTGCAACTAAGTTTAAAGAGTCAAATAAACTATATGATGTTATAAATTTATACTTTAAAGAAGATAAAGCAATAGAACAAAGTTACTTAGATAGTTTGTTTACTTAAAAAATTTAGCAACAAAATTTTCAATAATAATTTTTACAATATCATTATTGACATGTCTTGTTGTATTATCTTCAAACAATGTAGGTATGTCTGTATGTGCGCCTACCCAACGTACCATTTCAAAACTTGGCCAATAGTATATATTATTATGTTTGTTTTCACTGAAGAATTGATCTAAACTTACACGTAAAATACTTTTACTAACACAGTCACTTACCATAGTTGGTCTATCACTAAAAGTAGCATTAAGAGGTACTGGACTTAATGTAAAGATAACAGTTTTATCTGCACCTGCATACGTTTTGATTAGTTCTACAATACGTTTCATGTTGTCAACATTTTCTTGTACTGTACTAGATACACATTTATGTTTTGCAGGATCATAACTTTTTGCAGGTACACCTCTCCAAAATACATTATTTGTTTCTACATCTTTCCATACTTCGCCTAGTCCAAAAGTAACAACAACTGCACTAACATCTTTGAAATGTTGTAATAGTTTTTGCTGTTCTTGGTCTGGTTGCCATTGGAATGCACCTAATGTTTTATCGTTATCATACCAATATGCATCAGTACTTCTGTCACCTGTAAGAGCCCATTCTAAGTATTGTCTTACAGCAAAACTATTGTTTAGTCCTTCGGGTACATTAATATAACTTGTACCTTTACCATTTGCATTTAACCAAGTACGTAACCTATCTGCAAAACAACTACCCATTGTAACTACACTGTCACTATCACCAAACATTGGTGTACTTGGTCCTGATCCTTTAAATATAAATTCTTTTGCCATTGCATCTAAGTCTGCAAACTGTTCTTTTTTGGCAGGAAAATAATTTAAATCTCCTTTGTGCCAAGCACTCTTTTCTACTTTAAAGTTGCCAGCACTAAGTTTAGCACTATTAGGATGTACTGTCATATCTGCAAATTTATTTTTAGGCATATTTTTTCCTTAAATGTTCCCACGGCAATCCTGCAAGGCATTCATCTTCACGCCATTGACAGTATGCTAAATTATTTAACCATTGTTGTCTTTCAAACATTTCTGGGTTTTCAATGTTTGCTAAATCTTTGTTACTACAATCCCATGCCATTGAACTAGGACACATACTAAATGTTGGAATACCTTCCATAATACTTTCAGTAAGTCCGTTTGAATTAAATCCTACTACACACCAAGCATTATCAAAGTCTGCCTGTAGTCCTGCTCCTCCTGAAAGTAATCCTGCACCTTGTAGGTTATCACTTACCTGTACATCAAAGTTTTGTAGTATTGCCCTTTGTCTATCAATGCGTGATGGATGCATACGTACCTTTATAGGTCTATCAGTATATTTTTTAATTTCATTTAATGTAAAGGTAACAAAGTTTTCATATGATCCATGCTTTGCTATTAGTTTTACAAGGCTACTGTCTCCTGGACGTTGTAACATTACTAATACATAATCGCCTCTACTGCGCCAATCTTTAACAATTAAGTTTTGATCTTTTTTAATTTGTTCCCATCTATCACTAGGGCTATTTGCATTACAATAGTCACCTTCGTCTCTAAAATAACTTGTCCAACTGAATCTATGATACGACTTGCCCGGCTTACCTGGATCTGGATCAGGCATGTTTTTTCTAAACACTGCACTTTCTGCTACAATGTAAGGCTTCCCGCTATCTCTAACATAGTTATATATGTGCCCTAGTTTACGTTCTTTCTTACTTCCAGATTGATTAGTTTGTACAAGTACATCTGCATTTTGGATAGTGTCTTTATCTGCATATGGAACAACATTCCAAGTAGTCGGTAAAGGATGCCAACTCCACAATAATTCTTTAATTGCTACTACGTTCATTTTTAAAAAGTAATCCTGTACGTGCTAAAAATCTGTGTTTCTTTTTTGTACCCATAGTCGAATGTCTACGCATTTCTTCGCTTGAGTCTTTAAGATATATAAACCCATAGTCAGACATTGTTTGAATCCAATACTCTTGTGTATTTTCATTTACATGATGATGTCCGCCGTGCCCAACTGGAGCATACGTCATAATTAAAAATTTGCACTTCTGCATTGCTTGTATGTAATTAGGAATATATTCTTCGTACACATGTTCAACAAACTCAACGCTCCATGCTAAATCATATGTTCCTCCGACAGGTGCAGGACCATTTGTAAAATCGTGTATAATAAACTTATCGTTATTATAACGTTCAATAGTATAATCGCCATCAACTCCGTAAGCATCTACACCTAAACTGTTTGCAAGTTCAACCATTCCGCCTGGACCACAGCCTACATCTAACATTGATTTTACATTTAATTTATCTATTGCCCAGCGAAGTGTTCCTTCGTCAGTATGTGTTTTACCTTGGTGTCCGCCTAGGTGAGGTTCAAGTTCCATGCAATGCTCGTTCTTCTCTTGCTTTTGCTAAAGCAAATCTTTTTAGAAATTTCTGTTGTAAACGTTCTTTACTTTTGCCTTTTGTATGTACCATATGACTATTAATGCCACTGTTGTTGAAAGGACTTTTGCCATCTTTTGGTGCTGGATTTAAATTATGGAAAGGAGTTTGATCTTCAAATCCTAATCGTAGTTGAAAGAATACCCAACTATCATGTGTTTCTCTTAGATGTTCTAGTCCACCTAAGTATTCATTTTCAAACTTTGTAAGAAAGTCTTTTGCAAACTGTGTATTAAGATTGTAGCCCATTAGTCCGCATTCATCATATTCTGATGGTCGGCCTAAGTAACTAATTGCTTTGTCGTCTGGTAATAACTTATCTAACCATGCATGATCGATCATATTATGCATAAGAACATCAGCGTCTAACCAAAATAGTTTACCGTTATCGTGACATTTTGCTTCTTCAAAAATAGCAAAAGTTTTATGAGCAAACTTTATACCTTGCCACTTAAATGCTTTTTTGTTACCTTCTAGTTTGCGTCCAATTTGTCCATTATAATGAGGATCGTCTTTATGTTTTGCAATAAATTCTAATAATGGTTTAGAGTCGTATAGTGGCTTAAGACTTACACGTGGCTCTGGAAAAATACCAATGTCGATATCTTCTTCACTGTAAATTACAATGTTTACATCTTCTGGTAAACATTCTACCCAACTATTAATATTAATTTTGGAAGTTGAATTCCAATATGCCTTGTTTAGGCTAGTAACAAATGTATACATTAAACGGATGCGTCCTCCATGCCAGCAACTCTTAACTTAACAATATTAGTTATCTGCCATTGCTTCTGGTCCAGGCCTTTTAAGACTCCTAACCATTTGTTACGCATGAGGGCGAATTCGTTTATAATTTTTTCGTAGTCAACAACATCTGCTTCGCCGTCAACATACTTTTCAACGTCTCTACTACTTAATGCACGTTGATAGTTTTCAAGATATTTTTTGAAATACGAACTACGCAACCTACGTAGTTCGATATTCAAGTAATTTAAGATGGCTTCAATTTCTTGAAGTTGGTTGAATCGATGTTCAACTAAGCCGGGCATAGCACTAGAAGCACGTTCAACATTACCAGTAAGTTTAACTTCACGCTTTGCTTCTTCTAACTCTGTTTCGAAGTATGCAACTGCATCTGGTATTCTACTTATGTTTCTAGATACTTCACTATACCACATTATTCTTCCCAATCAAATCCATCTTCATCATCAAATACTTCCTCTTCGTCATCTAAGTAATATTTTATTGCACCATCGAGAATATCACAGGATCCCATAGATTCCTTAAAGGTATGATCATCGGTTCCCATATCTGCTAATAGATCGACGTAGCGTTCTGCCGCAGTTTCAATGTGTTTTTTATCTAAATATTCTTTAAATAGTGTCCAAGTTTCTTGTATTTGATCTTCATTCATGTGTAGATAATTCCTCAATTTGATTGTCAGACAATGATTCTTCTATATCATCTTCTTCGGTATTTACCACAGGTGCTGTTTTTTCTGCATATTCCGACATAATCAAATCAAGTTTTTCACCTATCCATGCTTTACGATAGTCAAGGTGTTCTTCTCCATTTAGATCAATGTACTTGAGTCTGTTACCTTGTTTTTCTAACAAGCCTTTTTTCTCAAATAATTCAACAAGACCGCTATAAGGATTCATACCTGTTTCGTATGGAATCTTAACTTGTACGCCTTCAAAAGGTTTTGCATAACGAGTTTTCATAACTTTACAGCCTGCACGTATACCACGTACTTCTGAAATTTTATTGCCAGCCTCGTCTTCTTTTAGTTTCATCTTTTTCATTGCAACAACAATACTTGATGCATAGATAAAACCTTGTCCACCACTGATCTTGTCATCTGGATCAAACATATCCTGTGATGCATAAGTGTGGTTAGTACATACTAGTCCTACATTAAGCGAACCAATCATATTAACTGTGTTACGAACAAGTGCAGTCAATTGCTTTGGCTTACGACCCATATCACCTTTCATATCACCCTTGTTAAACTGATCAATATCAGTAGGTGTTAGTAACATACCTAATGAGTCAACTACAAATAATACTTTAGGACGATCTTCCTCTGGCATTGCTCTATAGTCTGCTACAAATGTTGATACTGTTTTAGCAACATCATCAATCATACTCATGTTAAGTTTTAGAAGTTTTTCTTCTGATGTGTCTACATCTAATGCTTGTAGCCATTTTTCGTCAAGTGCGTTCTCTGAGTCAATTAATACTACAAAGATGCCTTGATCCTGTGCGTGTTTTACAATGTTACCTGCACAGAAATAACTTTTACCTGCGCCTGATTCTCCTGCAAACACTGTTACCTTACCTAATGGAACACCTTTGTGGAAGTCACCACTAATAAGATAGTTTAGTGCATATGAGCCTGTTGAGATCCAATCTGTAGGATCGTTAAAGCCACTACTCATACCTGTTATACTTTTTGTTAGGTCCTTACGGAACTTACTAACATCAAATGATTTAGCCATAGTTTCTCCTTGTTAAGCCAAAGTGTAGGGGATTGCTCCCCTACATTATTTTGATTATTGATTTTGTCTCGAACGAATCATTGCTAAAATGTCGCTTGCATTACCTTCAGCAGGTGCAGTTGCAGTTGCCGCCGGTGCTGTCTCTGCTACTGGAGCAGGAGCCGCTTCTGGCGTTGGTGCAGTTGCCGCTGGAGCACTTTGACTCACAGCCGTTGCATTAGGACTAGGTGCTACGTTCGGATCACCAGTACGTGCTTGCATACCTGATGGTCTAAAGTATGAACTCCAACGATCTGCATCGTATGGTTGTCCATCAACAGATGCTTCAAACATCTCTTGCATTACCTTAACACCAGTTTCGTCTGGTTTCTTAGGAAGGAAATCACCTAAAGTCCATAAACCGTTTGCATTTACAGCATTCATTTCTGCATCACCAAGTGGTCTCTCTCTACGAGCCCAGTTTGATGTTGAGTAATCGGCATACCCACCTTTTGATGTTTTATTAAGACGGAAGTCTACACCAGCAGTATAATCTGTTGGTAATTCTTCCATATCCGGATCCATAAGCGCCTGCTTAATAATCTGGAAAATCTGTGGACCAATAATAAAACGTCTAATTGGATTTTCTGGAGTAGTATCTTCCCCAATTGGATTTTCTACCACAAAGCCTTGGAATACGTATGAACGCTTTTTCCAATACTTACGACCCATGTCTTCAAGACTAGGATCTTTAAACCAACCACGTACTTCGTTAAGGATATTGCACGAGTCACCATACATTTCCATACATGGTACTTGTACTTGTACAGGCTTACTGCCTGGCTCACCTTTTATACTTGGAAAAGGTAATTTGATCATAAGTCTTTCTGTCCAGAAAAACGTATTATCTGTGTTACCATCAGGAAGGAAACGTAGAGTTGCGCTCTCGCCTTCTTTCATATTCCAAAATGGGTAAATTGCGTTGTCGCCGCCGCCGCTTTGCGAACCACCTGTGCGTGATTCTTGCTCTTTCAGTTTTGCTCTGATCTCTGCTAATGATGCCATAATATATGCCTCCTATGTTTTGCCTTATAGCCTTTGTGCCTTAGTTTGTTAGTAGCACAGTTCTTATTATATACTAAACTGCTAACAATGTCAAGTCTTTTTTGAAGAAAAACTTAAA